CTACGAATAAGTGTTCGCGGTGGCAACTAGCTGTGTTGAAAATTGGAAAATATCGTCCAGTTTTGTGATGGGGTGACGAGTTTCTTTCTTTTCTTCGTCAAATAGGCCGATATACTTTTGTGCCCTATTGAAGTGAAGTCGGCATATTGGTTTTCTATTATTGTCATCAACTAAAATACCAAAATAGCTTTGAGTATCTCTATAGGCAATCCTATTGGAATCTATCGAGGTGCGAATAATAGATAACACTAGATAAAACCCTTCAATTTCTTCTTCAGTAGTAGTAATAGTGGTTTCTTTTAATTCCTCTGCGTTGGAGTTTTCATCTTCAGGGACAATTGGTGCAATTGTTGGTCCTGTATTATCCATTGCGGTTTTGAGCCTATCATTTATCTTGTCACTAATGTACTGGTTGAGTGCTTTTGTTACGATGGCAGAGAACTGATCGCGTACCTTTTGAGTCAATACGCCGTTGTATATTCTAGCCGCAAAGAATCTAACGAAATCATCCTCTGGGTTTTTGTATTGGGTGTTAAGAATGCTTTTAGTTTGTTGGACGTATTTCAATTCTTCAGCAGCATTTAAGATGGAATCTAAATTAAATGACTGTTTTGTCATTTTTGCTATCTCAGGGATAGCATGCTCATCTATGTCTTCCAGGTCTAATTGCAAAAAAGGTTTTTCATCCATTTTGTTTGGTGCATCAAGATCTGTAAAAAACAAATATTGATGACCATTTGTCAGAATGGCTATTCTAGCTTGTGTTGCAGCAAAGTAGCGGAAGAGCTGTGAGGCATGCTGAACGGAAAGTGATTCTGAGTATTTTTTACATTCGACAAGAATTTGAACTTGATTATCCTTTACTAAAGCATAGTCTACCTTTTCTCCTTTTTTCGTTCCGACATCTGCAGTAAATTCAGGAATGACTTCGGTTGGATCAAAAACGTCATAGCCAAGTATTGTGCTCAAGAATGGCATCACAAGAGCATTTTTAGTAGCTTCTTCGGTTTGTAGGGAGGGACCTAGTTGTCTTGATCTGCTAGATAGGGTATTTAGCTTGTTTGTAAATTCCATGAGATGCTTCCTTTCCGCTTTATGTCGAATACTTTTCTATTCTTAAAGGAATGGTATTGGGTTGTCAATTAATGCGGAATTTATATGATTTGTATTTTGATAGTCTTGGTTTGGATTAAATAAAAATAGCCTCCACAATTGGAGGCTATTTGTTTTAACAGTAATAAGGTATTAACTGTAATTTATTAAGTCTAGTAATAACTGACCACCAATTGGCCGCGCTGGCTGCCCTTGGGCGTGGCGATGCTGAAGCTGCGCCGGCCGGCGCTGCGATCCAGATCATAGCCGTTGGCGGCGGCCTGGCTGCTGGATTGGGCGTCGGCGTTGGCCCGCACCGGCAGGTACTCGCCGTTGGCGGTGATGGCTTCGATGTGAACCGGCGCTTTGCATTTGCCGACGATCAGTTGGCTGGGGCCGTTGGCGCGGCTGGGCGCGTCCAGCGCCAGCGGACATTGGGCCTCGACGATGCGGCCGCTGAAGAGGATGACGCCGCCGGCGGCGTAGGAGGCTGACGACAGCAATAGGAATGCCATGGCGGCAAGAGGCGCTGAATGTTTCATATGGATACCCCGTTTGATCGAATGAGCTTGTTCCCAACGACTCTGGCGGTCGTTGTAGTGGTGTGGCCTTCTAGGTATAGGCGGTATCCAGATTGATTCCAGCAAAAAATTAATATGTTAAAGCTATATCTAATAGAAAATCGCTATAAATATTTAAAATACAGCTTGTATTGAATTGATGTTGTTTAAAGTATGGCGATGAAAAAGCCGCTCCCGGGTCTCCGGCGAGCGGCTTTTTGCATGAATGCGGCCGGCCGCGCGCTCAGCCGGCCTGAGCGGCGCGTTGCTCCAGTTCCCGTTGCCGTTCCGTCTTGACGATCTTGTAGATCCATTGCAGCGAGACGCCGTAGCGGCGCGCCAGTTCCGCGTGGTTGCCGCCGGTGAATTCGCGGTAGATCTGTTGGTCGCGCAGCGAGGATTTGTAGGACAGGCCGATGGGGAAGTAGATGTTCTGTCCGCCCCAGTGCTTGGCCATGCGTTCGGCGATTTCCTGGCCCAGTTGCTCCGCTTGTTGCTGCTCGGTGTTGGCGAGTTGTTTCAAGGTCATGGCCACGTGCTGGGCCAGGTCGACGAGCAGTTCCGGTCCTTTGCTGCGAAAGCGTGCTTGCATGGCTGTGTCCTTTGGCGGCGGTATCGATGACGGACATTATCGCCGTCCGCGCGCGCGCGGCCCGGATGACGGCTGTCAGCGCCGGCGCGGTCCGGCTTTCTGTAAAGAGGGTTAAAAGACCGCAACGGGGGCGATGGCGCATCCTTGCCCTCGTTCGATGGCCAGGCGTCGTCGGCAACCGCCATTGCGAGTGATCTCGCCTTTCTTCCCTCGATGTCCAGGAGCCCGTCCGTGGCCAGCACTTCCCAAATTGTTGACGCGCTGTTGGCGCGTTTGCGCAGCGCTTTGCCGTCATTGAACGTCGAGCATTGCGCCGCGCCGGCCGATTACCGGCTTGAACATCCGCAAGGCGCGCTCTTGTTGAGCTACCGCGGCAGCCAATTCGCCTTGCCGCGAGATGTGGCCGGAGTCTGCCAGCTGCGCACGCTGCAGCTGGAGCTGACGCTGCTGCTGCGGCGCCCCGGCGCGCAAGTCAACGATACGGAAGCGCTGGACGCGGCGCGGCGCGCCTGCCTGGGATTCTCCGCGCCGGATTGCCGACCCGCCTGCTTGTCGAGCGAAACCTTTTTGGGCTTCAGCGACGGCATCGCCCGTTACGCCATTTCGCTGGCCGCCGACACCTTGCAGGTGGCGGAGGCGGCCCCGGGGCATGAGCCTGTGTTAACCGCAGTCACTAAGGAGGAGCAATCATGAAGTACTTGTATTCCGGGCCGATCAGCGGCGTCACTCTGGCCGACGGCCAGGAAATCATGTTGTTTCCCGGCGCGGAAGTGGAGATGCCGGAACAGCACGATTACACCCGCATGCTGTTGGCCCTGCAGCACCTGAGCCCGTTGCCGCAAGCGGCGGCGTCGACGTCCCCTAGCGCTGAACAAGGAGCTTGAGCATGGCAGCCAATTATCTGCATGGCGTGGAAACCATTGAAGTCGAACGCGGCGCGCGTCCGGTTCGCACCGTCAAATCGGCGGTGATCGGCCTGATCGGCACCGCGCCGCTGGCGCCGGAAGCGGCCAATACCCCGGTGTTGTGCCTGTCGGAAAAAGACGCGGCGGCTTTTGGCCCGCAACTGGCCGGCTTCACCATTCCGCAAGCGCTGAACGCGATCTACGATCACGGCGCCGGCACCGTGGTGGTGATCAACGTGCTGGACCCGGCCGTGCATAAAAGCGCGGTGGCCGGCGAGGCGGTGACGCTGGACGCGGCCACCGGCCAGGGCAAGACCGCTAAGGCGGCGCTGCTGAACGCGGTGGTGAAGAGCGCCGACGGCGCCACCGCTTACACGGCGGGCACCGATTACCTGCTGGACGCGGTCAACGGCAAGATCACCCGTTTGAAGGACGGCGTCATCGTTGCCGGCGCGGTGTTGAAGGTCAGCTACGATTACGCCGATCCGAACAAGGTCACCGCCGCCGACATCATCGGCGCGGTCAACGCCGCCGGCAACCGCACCGGTCTGAAAGCGCTGCAGGACACTTACAACCGCTTCGGCTTCTTCGCCAAGCTGTTGATCGCGCCGGGCTTCTGCACCCAGAACTCGGTGGCCAGCGCGATGGCGGCCATGGCCGACAAACTGGACGCCATCGCCTACGTCGACGCGCCCATCGGCACCAGCTTCGCCCAGGCGCAAGCCGGACGCGGCCCGGCCGGCGGCATCAACTTCAACACCTCCAGCGACCGCGTGCGCCTGTGCTACCCGCACATCAAGGTGTACGACCCGGCGACCAACGACACCCGTCTGGAGCCGCTGTCGGCCCGCGCCGCCGGCCTGCGCGCCAAGGTGGACAACGACAAGGGCTTCTGGTGGTCCAGCTCCAACCAGGAACTGGCCGGCGTGATCGGCGTGGAGCGTCAGCTGACCGCGATGATCGACGATCCGCAGTCCGAGGTGAACCTGCTGAACGAGCAGGGCATCACCACTGTGTTCTCCAGCTTCGGCTCCGGCTTCCGCCTGTGGGGCAACCGCACCGCGGCCTGGCCCACCGTCAGCCATATGCGCAACTTCGAGAACGTGCGCCGCACCGGCGACGTGATCAATGAATCGATCCGCTATTTCAGCCAGCAGTTCATCGACATGCCGCTGAACCAGGCCACCATCGACGCGCTGGTGGAGTCGGTGAACGGCTATGGCCGCAAGCTGATCGGCGACGGCGCGCTGCTGGGCTTCAAAGCCTGGTTCGACGCGGCGCGCAACCCGGAAACCGAGCTGGCCGCCGGCCACCTGCTGATCAGCTACAAGTACACGGTGCCGCCGCCGCTGGAACGTCTGACCTTTGAGACCGAGATCACCTCGGAATACCTGTTGAGCCTGAAGGGAGGCAATTGATCATGGCAGGCAAGATTGAAATCAACCGCATCACCAACGCCAACATCTACATCAACGGCAACTCGCTGTTGGGCCGGGCCGAGGAGATCAAGCTGCCGGACGTGTCCGCCATCATGCAGGAGCACAAGGCGCTGGGCATGGTGGGCAAGATCGAGCTGCCGGCCGGCTTCGACAAGCTGGAGGGCGAGATCAAATGGAACTCGCTGTACAAGGACGTGGCCAAGATCATCGCCAATCCGTTCCAGGCGGTGCAACTGCAAGCCCGTTCCAGCATCGAGACCTACGGCGCGCAGGGCCGCCTGCAGCAGGTCAGCCTGGTGACCTTCCTGACCGTGATGTTCAAGAAGAACCCGCTGGGCACCTACAAACAGCATGAAAACGCCGATTTCAGCTCCTCTTTCTCCGCCACCTATATCAAGCAGGTAGTGGACGGCGAGGACGTGCTGGAGCTGGACTACCTGGCCAATATTTTCCGGGTGGGCGGCAACGACATGCTGGAGCTGTACCGCCGCAACATCGGCGGTTGATCCAGGGCCGGCCGCCGGCCGGCTTGCCGGCAGGTTTCCGCGCGCAACAGGCCGGGCCCGGCTTAGCCGGGTCCGCCTGAGCCGCGGCGGTCCACTGCTTTGCAAGCCGGCCGGGGCTTTCAAGCCTTTCCCTAAAGGGCTTTAACAGACCCGCCGGGCCGCAAACCGGACAATGAAGCTCATCAACCACGCAGCCTGCGACCAAGGAGCTCACATGAAGATCAAACTCAAATACCCGTTCACCAACGCCGCCGGCGAACGCCTGGACAGCCTGGAAATCAGCCGCCTGAAGCGCGCTGATCTCAAGGCCGCCAGCCATCACAGCCAGGACGACGCGGACCAGGAGGACTTCCTGTTCGCGCGCATGACCGGCCTGACCCTGGAAGACATCGACCAGCTCGACATCGCCGACAGCCGCGCGCTGGCGGACTGCTTTCGCGACATGGTGGGCGTCTCCGACGACGCTTAAGGAGTTCGACGAAGCGCTGCTGACCGTGCTCGGCCTGCCGCCGTCGGAAATCGACGCGTTGGCGATGGACGACTACTGGTTCTGGTGCGAGGTGGCGGAGCGAGAAATCCAGCGCCGTCACGAGCGCGACCAGCAGTGGCTGGATCGAGACTGATGGTTTCCTGCGCCGCGCGTTCGCGCGGCCCGGGGCCGGCTCGTCCGTCCGGACGGCCGCCGGCCCCATCCGGAGCCGCCGGCGCTGGCCTGGCGGCCCTTCCCCTCACACTCACAGGCTAACACCATGGTAAGCGAGTTTTTCATCGGTCTTAAGGTGGGAGCGACGCTGTCCGGGGTCTTCGACAACGCCTTCCGCTCCGCCCGCGCCTCCTTGGACGAACTGGGCAAGACCAGCTTGCGGCTGCGCGATCGCCAGCGCGAGCTGAGCGACAGCGTGGAGCGTTCCCGCAAGGCCTTCGCTGCGCTGGATCTGCCGCAGCTGGAGCGCGACCACCGCAAGCTGGAACTGACGCTGGACCGCCTGCGCCAGCGGCACGACGCCTGGCTGGACAGCGTCAAGCGCGGCCGGGGCGTCAAGCTCGCCCTGCCCGGCGTGTCCCAGGTCAGCGAACTGGTGGCCAAGTGCCGCGTCGAGCTGCAGGCCTCGGTCAAGGTCAAGGCGGTGATCGAAGTGGAACAGCGGGTGAAGGAAAGCCAGGAGCGGCAAAAAGACGCCACCTGCAATCCGCGCCCGCCGACCGCGCCCAAGCGGCCGACCCCGCGCGGCGACGACGACGGCAAGTCCAAGGACGCGCCGCCCGATCTCGAATCCACCCTCAAGCGTCTGCGCACGCCCGGCATCCAGCGATGGATAGGCGTGGCCGACGCCGTTCAGCTGTCCTCGCGCTGGTTGTCCGACGCCGCCGGCAAAACCCACGAAGTCCTGTCCAAAGGCCTGGGCAATAAGGCGCTGCGCTATGTGCACGGCAAGCTCAATCCTTTGCTGGGCGGCAAGCTGCCCAGCGTGGACACCATGCTGGGCGCGCTGGAAAGCACCCGCGACGGCGGCACCGCCGTCGCCAAGGGCGCCGCCAGGGTGGGTCAGGCGCTGCGCCGTTACGCCGACACCCCGGGCAATGTGCTGGCCAAGATCGCCGCCGCCAGCGAGGCGCTGTTGAAAGAAGACGGCGCCAAGGCGGCCGCGTCGGGCAAGCCCGGCGGTACGGCGGCCAAGGGCAAGGCCGGCGGCGGCGGCAAGATCCGCTCCGCCATCCGCCTATTGCAAGGCCTGCCGGCGCCGGACGCCACGCCCTTGATCGAATTCAACGACAAGGTGGGCGGCATCAGCCGCGATGTGGCCAAGGCGGCCGGCACCGTGCACAAGACCTTGTCGCAAGGCCTGGGCAACAAGGCGCTGCGCTATGTGCACGGCAAGCTCAATCCGCTGTTGCGCGGCAAGCTGCCCAGCGTGGAAAGCCTGCTCGGCTCGGTGAAGGCCTTGGAGGACGGCGCGACCAAGGCCGGCGAGATCAGCGACAAGGTGGGCAAATCGCTGCGCCGCTATCAGGACACCAAGGGCGGCTTGCTGAGCAAGCTGTGGGCCGCCGGCGGCGAATGGTTCAAGGAAGACAAGCCGGGCGCCGCCCAGAGCGAAGCGGACAAGCCCGGCGCCAGCCAGAGCCAGGCCGACAAGCCGGGCGACTGCATGGCGGCCAAGCCCGAGAACTGCTGCTGTTGCTGCCAGCCGGCCACGCGCGACATCGACAAGCCCGGCGACGGCATGGACCCGGAGCGGGACGAGCGCAAGAAGGAAGACAAGCGCGACAAGGAGAAAAAGAACGACAGGCGCGAGCGCGGCCGCAAGGAGCGGCGTCCCAAGCCCAGGCCCAAGCCGCGTCCGAAACCGGAGCCAAAACCGCGTCCGAAGTCGGGCCCGCGTCCGCGGCGCTTGCCCAAGGGCCGCGGCCTGCCCGGCGGCATCGGCGAGGTGTTCCGACGCGGCGCGGCCGTGGCCAAGGCCGGACTGAAAGGCCTGGGCGCAGCGCTGAAGCAAGTGCCGGGCATGCTGCGCGGGGGCTTGCAGAAGACGGGGGACTGGCTCAAAAGCCTGCCGGGCAAGGCCAAGGCCGGCGCGCAAAGCGCGGCCAAGGCGGCGGGCTCCGCGGCCAGCCGTGTTGGTGCAGGGCTGAAGCGTCTGCCCGGATTGGCGCGCGGCGGCATCGGCAGCGCGGCCAAGCTGGCCAGGACGGTGGCCCAGCGCGCGGCCCCGCTGTTGAAAACCGGCGTCGGCGTGGCCAAGACCGGTCTCGGCATCGGCAAGGAAGTGTTCAAGCGCAGCGGCGGCCTGCTCAAGGCCGGCATCACCGGTTCTGTGATCACGGTGATGGAGGCTGGCCAGGAGGCCTGGAACGTCAGCAAGTCCAATCGCAGCCAGACCGAGAAGAACAAGGAGTACTGGAAGATAGGCGGCAGGGCCGGCGGCTCCATCGGCGGCGCGGCGATGGGCGCGGCCATCGGCAGCATGATCCTGCCCGGCGTCGGCACCCTGGTTGGCGGCGTCATCGGCCACTTTGCCGGCAAGTACGCCGGGGAATGGGCCGGCGGCAAGGTGGGCAACGCCATCCACGGCGCGCCGATGCCCGGCAAGGCCAAGCCGGCGGCGGGCGGCGCCACTCCTGCGGTCCAGGCCCAAGCACAGGCCCAGACGCAAGCGCGCAGCCAGCAACTGCAACGCCTGCAGCAGGGCGGCGCGGCGGCCAGGGCTCCGGCCAAGAGCGCGGGCGGCGGCATGAACGTCACCTTTGCGCCGCACATCACCGTCAACGCCGGCGCGCCGGCAGGCGTGAAGCAGCAGGTGCAACAGGCGGTGCAGTTGTCCTTCGCCGAGTTCGAACGCCTGATGCGGCGTTACGAGGCGGACCGGCAACGGCGCAGTTACAGCGCCCGCGCTTGAGAACCTGCGTGCGATTCAGCTGCGCTTCGTGAGACGTGGCACGGTGAGTACCGCTTCGAAATGCTCATGTACCACTTGTACATTCCGCTTTCTCAGCTGTTTTCGCCTTGTCTCGCTCTTGCTCGCAGCATCGTACCCAGGCTCTCTAAAAGCCGCGGAGCCTGGCGCGCCCGCGCGCCGGCTCCTCTTTCCACCCATTCGGAGGGCTACCCATGTACGCGGTACTGGGCAATATCGAGTTTGATCTGATCAGTTATTTCGACGGCCTGGAACAGCGCAGCGGCAGCGATTTCGCCGAGCACGGCCGCATCGGCGGCAAGCCGGTGCTGCAATTCGTCGGCGACAAGCTGGATGAAATCCGCATCGACCTGGTGCTGCACGCCGCCTACTGCCAGCCGGACGAGGAGCTGCAAAAGCTGCAGGCGGCGCGCCAGCAGCACCAGGCGCTGGCCTTGGTGCTGGGCAACGGCGACTACAAAGGCCGTTTCGTCATCACCGAGCTGCAAAGCACCGGCCGCCAGACCGACCGCAGCGGCAGCCTGCTGGCGGTGGAGGCCCAGCTCAGCCTGCGCGAGTACGGCGGCGACGCGCCGCCCAAGCCCAAGCCGGCGCTGGCCAAGGCCGCCGCCAGCCTGCCCGCCGGCAAGCTCAAGCTGCCTGCCGGGCTGGAGCGCTTCAAGGCCGACATCGCCGGCCTGGCCAAGACCGTGGCCCAGGTCAAAAGCGTGGTGGGCAAGGTCAAGACCGTGATCAACACCGCGCGCGAACTGCGCCAGCTGGCCGGCCGCGACCCGGCCGCGGCGCTGGAAAAGCTGCCCGGCCTGCTCAAGGAGGTGCAGGCGCTGGCGCCCGGTCTGCAAGTCAGCGCCGAGCAGATGGCCAAGTTCGAGCAATACAGCAAGCTGGCCGGCGACGCGGTGCGCGTCGGCCAGAGCCTGCAGCAGGCCAAGCTGAACATGACCGCGATGGGCCGGCTGTTGGCCGGCACCCAGGCCGGCCAGGTGCTGGACAAGCTGGCCGCCTGCGAAACAATCAACGGCCGCGCCGAAGTAGCCTTGCGCGATCTGGCCGAGCCGCTGGCCGGCCTGGCCGCCAAGGCCGCGGTGCGGCGCATTCTGAGGTGACGCCATGTTCCTGAACCATGTGACTCAAGAAAACGAACGCTGGGACCAGATCGCCTGGCGCTATTACGGCGATGTCGGCCAGATGGCGCAACTGATCGCCAACAACGCCCACATCCCCATAGGCGAAACCCTGCCCGCCGGCCTGATCCTGGCCATCCCGGTGCTGGAAGCCGCCGACAGCGAGGCGCTGGAACAGCTGCCGCCGTGGAGGCGCTCATGAGCGACAGCCGCGCGCAAGAGGTGCCGACGCCGGCCTTCGAACTCAGCTACAACGGCATATCCATCACCGCCGACATCGCCCGCCACGCGCTCAGCGTCAGCTACACCGACCATCTGAGCGGCGAATCCGACGAGCTGGACGTGGAACTGGAGGACGTGGACGGCCGCTGGCTGGACGGCTGGTATCCGGACAAGGGCGCCACGCTGGCGCTCAAACTGGGCTATCGCGGCGCGGCGCTGGTGGCGGCGGGCAGCTTCGACATCGACGAAGTGGAATACCGCTCGCCGCCGTCCACCGTGCGCATCCGCGCGCTGGCCACCGGCGTGCAGCACCCGCTGCGCACCAAGAACGGCCGCGCCTATGAGCAGATCACGCTGCAAGCGCTGGCCCAGCGCATCGCCAAGCGCCACCGGATGAAGCTGCAGGGCAAGATCGAGGCGGTGAACATAGACCGGCTGACCCAGTACCACGAGACCGATCTGCAATTCCTGCAGCGGGTGGCGGATCAGCACGGCTATGTCTGCAAGGTGATGGACAACAACCGCAAGCTGGTGTTCTGGAAGCGCAGCGACCTGATGCAGAGCGCCAGCGTGCGCCGTTACACCCCGGCCCAGCTGATGGCCTGGCAGGCGCAGGACCAGCTCAGCAAGGTGCCGGCCCAAGTGGACGTCAGCTACCACGATCCGGCCAAGCGCGCGCTGCGCACCGCCAGCGTGCGCGCCGACGCCAAGGCGCCGGGCGGCAAGGCCAGCAGCGCGGACACCGTCAAGCTCACCCGCAAGGCCGCCGGCAAGCGCCAGGCCGAGCAGATGGCCGCGGCGGAGCTGGAGCGCCGCCAGCTGGACCGCACTCGCATGTCCATCACCGTGGACGGCTCGCCGCAACTGGCCGCCGGCAGCAACATCGATCTGGACGGCTTCGGCAAATTGTCCGGCCGCTACCAGATCCAGCGCGCCAGCCATCGCATCAGCCGCCAGGACGGCTATGTCTGCGAACTGGAATTGAAACGGGTGGCCGCCGGCGTCGCCCAAGAGAAAAGGAAAACCCCATGACCGACGTACCCCTGCCGGAAGCGCTGGCCACTCTCAAGTTCGGCAGCGTCTCCGCCGTGGACGCCAACACCCAGCGCGTGCGCGTGCGGCTGCCGGAGCTGGGGCGGCTGCGCACCGCCTGGTTGCCGGTGCTCAGCCGCAAGAGCGGCCGCGACAAGGATTACTGGCTGCCGGACATCGGAGAGCAGGTGGCGGTGCTGCTGGACGCCCGCGGCGAGGACGGCGTGGTGCTGGGCGCCATTTTCTCCGCCGCCGACGCGGTGCCGGTGGCCAGCGTCGACAAATGGCATCGCCGCTTCGCCGACGGCGCGACGCTGGAATACGACCGCGCCGCCCACCAACTCACCGTCAGCGGCGGGGTGAACAAGGTGGTGGTGGAAGCCGGGGCGGAAATCACCCTCAAGGCCGGCGCCAAGGTCAGCATAGACGCGCCGGCCACCGAGATCAGCGGCACCTTGCTGGTCAAGGGCCTGCTCACCTACCAGGGCGGCCTGAACGGTTCCGGCGGCAGCGGCGCCAGCTTCTCCGGCAGCATCAGCCAGAGCGGCGGCAGCTTCAACAACGCCGGCGGCGACGTGGTGGCCAGCGGCAAGAGCCTGGTTGGCCACGTGCACCCGGCGCCGGGCGGCATGACCGGCGGGCCGGCGTAGGCGCGGCGGCGGCGATCAGCCATCGCGTCAACGACACAGCCCCGACGGCGAGAGCCGTCGGGGCTTGCTTGCGTCTTGCATCAAGGTTCTTCGAGTCTGCTCAAAGTCTCGCGAGCTAGGGCGAGACAAGGCGAAAACTAGCGAAAAAGCGGAATGGTCGAGGGGTACATGAGCATTTTGAGTTCGTACTCACCGTGCAACGCTTCACGAAGCGCAGCAGACTTTGAACAGGTTCTTAGAGCAGTCGATTCAACTCGCTGGCCGCGTTCAACTGCATCGCGTGCAGCGGCTCCAGCATGAAGGCGAGGTGGCTGTCGTGGGGCCCGCCGCCCTCGCCCTGCCACAGCAACTGCAGGGCCGCGCTCAGGCTGCTGTTGGCGGCGTCCAGTTCCACCAGATGGCGGCTGGCGATCTGGCGTATGGATTGATGGCATCGGCTCAACTCGTCTATCACCGCGTCCAGCATGCCCAATTCCGCGTGTTGCTGGCGCAGCGCCTGCAATTGGGCGATGGCCTGTCCCAGCTGATGGGTGGGTTTGCCTTCGGCGGCGGAGGGCGTGAGGGGGAGGGCCAT